CGCTCGAAGTACCACTTAGCTGCAATAGTAATCAGCATGGAAACACCAGCAGCCGTAGTCTTCCAATTTGTCTTAAGGTAATTCATGTAAATCTCACTTTGGGTATTTCTTGAAGGGAAGTTGATAGTGAGGGCCATCTTTAAATGAACGCCAGTCGCCACCCCATTCTATGGTGACACCAACTGCTTGAGCAGCAGCCTTCACAATCTTTGATAACTTTGCATATAAAGGCCAGTCCCAACGGATTTCTCCATTATCGACTACACCATCTCCATCAGTGTCTACCCACACAGCAAGGTCAACAGCGTGACCAGTGATGTGTCTAGAGTTCATCGTTTTAGATGCTCCAGCCTTTACCAACTGTCTCTGTCGTTCAACGGAGCGTAAACCCTCAGTCACGATAAATTTCATGTCTGAGAGTTCCGCTGCTTTGTTAATTACTTTCTGTAAATCTGGATGAACACCGACGAGTCTCTTCTTTGAGTTCTCATTCAGTATAATCAATTTAACTCCTAAATAACATAAAGAACTGAGCTTGCTGTGCCTTAGAGATAACTATGTTAGCTTGTAGCAACATTTGATCTGATGGTTCACTAGCGTTTAAAGCAACACTAGAACCAGTTAAGAAAGTAGCAGTATCTTGGGCTTCAGTTGCAGCAAGACTTAATGTGTGTCTTGCAGTAAGACTAGCTGAGAAACTATCAGCAGCTTCTGTAACTACAATGTTAGACAGAAGTCCTGGTAACAGTGTAGCTAGAAGTGTATCTGATGTTTCACTAGCAGCAACCTGAGATAACAATCCTGGCAGCAAGTTTGCCGATAGACTATCAGTTGCTTCAGTTGCACCATACTGAGCTAATAGTCCTGGCAGTATACTTGCGGAGATACTATCGGTATCTTCAGTTACACCATACTGAGCTAATAGTCCTGGCAGTATATTAATCGCTAGGCTATCAGCAGCTTCTGTAGCAGCAACAAAAGTAATGATAGTGTCGCCAGCAGCCACAAGAGCATCTAGCGTATCAGTAGCTTCAGTAGACTGAAGGTCTGCAAGATGTCCTCTGATTGCACTTGCAGTTAGGCTGTCAGTTGCTTCAGTTACATCAAGTGACGCAGAGTCACTAATGCCTAGACTTACAGAGAGACTATCAGTTGCTTCAGTTACACTTAAAGCACTCGTATGTGTAGCTGATAGTGAACCTGAGAGACTGTCAGTTGCTTCAGTTACCTCTAGCGCCGCTATCTCATTCTTGGTAGCGGTAGCAGCAAGAGTATCTATAGCTTCTGAGGCACCTAAGGTTGTAAAGATGACACCATAGGTAAAGGTATTCGGTATGTCACCTGAGATTGCTGTAGCGGCAATAGGCACACCAGCAATACCCATGTAGTTCTCAGGGTTATTGCGTAGCTCAATGCTTGCTGCGTCCTTAGCTTCTGTGGACGCTAAGTCAACAAAAGATATAACGTCAGTAGCGAAGGAGGACGTATCACTACCCTCAGTTGCTTCAAGGGTAGCGTACTTTGGTATCTCTACGGAAAACGTAGAGTTATCTTGAGTTTCACTAGCAGCTATCGTTACTTTATTCTGAAAGCCATCATATTCACCTGAGATAGCTGTAGAAGCTATTGGTGAACTAGAGATGCCTAGTGTTCCGTTTGCCATAATTTACCTCAGGCTTGAACGGAAGCTGCTTCCTTGAATAAGGTATCTACTTGCTCATCCGTTAGGTTAAGACTTGTTGCTAGAGTAACAATCATGGGAGACAATCGCTTCCACTCAAGCGCATATTCCCAGGCAACTTTAGTTTTCTCATCAGCAGCAGCTATAGCAGTCTCTACGTTAGCTAATAGTCCTGCATCCGAAAGTGCTACGCGACCTTGGAACGGTGTGCAGCTTGCGCTTGAGCGCCATTGCTCAACTTTAGCCGCTATCTCTTCAGCCGTGTAATCAACAGCTACATAAGATGTCATCCAGTTGCCGTTGCTATCTTGAATAACGCCATCGTAGACTGCGTATTGGTCGGCTGTCAGTGTAGGCTGTGGGCCTTCAAGAACTGGATCAGCGCCGAAGTCATTCAGCAGTTCTACAGATAACACAGCGGGGAAGCTGGTGTTAGGGTGCATAGCGCGGAACTCGTTATCATAAACGACCGCGCTGGTTTCTCGTATTCGTAAGCGCATTTGAGTTCCTTTACGCTATTGCAAGGTAGATAAATGTTCCACCAGACGCATTGATTGCAGCAGGTGCGCTTGAGCTTATCTCAAAGCCAGCAGAATAAGGATCAATGTAGTCGGTGTTAGTTACTTCGGCTGCTTTGGCGTTCAGCAAGAGATACGGGTCATTGCCAGAAACTATACCTCTAGCGGTATCCCATACATACCAATCGCCAGTGCCATCTGTTCGCTTAATGAGAACGAAACGTGCGCCAGCAGCAAACCCGCAGTCTATTTGTTTCGTTGTGCCGCTGCCTGTATATGAGCCTACTTTTGATACGCCAGGGCATGAGGCGAAGAGGTAGGCGACGTAATTATTGGTAGACCAATTTGCGCTTGTACCAACTGTAAATACGGTTGAAGTAGGAGTGACTACGCTGCTTCCATTACCAAAAGCAGCAGCACCGTTATATCCGCTTGTACCTCCTGCATCATTAAGCGCAACTATACCGATTGGTGTATATACAAACCAGGTTCCAGAAGCCGTTCGATCTTTTACAATCATTAGTTCTGGTGTAACACCAAGATTATGATTTATCTGCCTATTGGATACGCCTGTAGCTTGGTAACACACGACATCAAAGAAACCTGGGGCGCGTTTTAAGAACCAGATACTATATGCAATTCCTGAGAAGTTTACTGATCCATAAGTTCCGTCACTGCCAACATTAAAGCCGTCCATAGTTATAGCTGAAATACCGTTAGCAGTATTATTATTTTCTTGACCAACTTGTTGTGGGCTTATGATATATCCAGCACCACGAAGCCTATCAACTACGGCGTTGTAATCAAATAATGATCGACTTTCAGACATAATAAAATCTGGTGAAAAGCCAACTCCAGTGACTGTAGCAGAAGAACCAGTTCCCGTTCTTGCAAGCGAGGAAAACACCTTCGTCGCATCAGTCGGTGTTTTCATTGGGCCGCGTCTGATGGCGAGGTAGATGAAGTTTGCGTTAATTGCATCATCAGATGTAACAATAAACCCAGTAGACGTTGGGTATCCGTATCCACTAGAGGCTTGTTCAGCGTTAGACAAATTTGAATATAATAATTGTTGCCCGGAAGATGCTTGAACTGAATTGCCTCGCATCGTATCAAGCATTCGCCAATTACCAGCACCATCAGAACGTTTCATTAATAAAAACTGAGGTTCCCAACCAAGATTAACAGACGCATAGGCTGACCCATTTGTGGTATAACTCCCGCAACTCACAACGCTATCAGTGCCCGCAGCGCCAAAGCCGCCAGCATCGTGTGCGAAGAGATAGGCGACGTAGGTTGCACCATTTTTGTTGACCAAATCGTTGCTACTTACCGTAAACACGGTTGAAGTTGGGTTTGTGTTGTACCACCCTGCACTCGCTGTGTTGGCGGCGCCGGTTGTATTTAAGAAAAGATATTTAGTCCCACCAAGTGAACGGTGATATACAATCCAATTTTCCGTAGATAGCGATGTAGATTTTATGATTATCATACCTGGGGTTGACCCCAGCGCATGAGGTATCTGTCTGCCAGCTACGCCATTACCAGTGTAGGTTACAATGTCGAAGAACTTTGGCTGCTTGCGGAATGTCCAGCTTGCGTAAGTATTTCCACCACTATTACCATTATCTGAAACTCTGCCTAAGCTAAAACCTGTTGTGTTAAACGAAGTTACGTCTGAATAATTACTTTGTGCGTCGGTTGTATTCGAACTTAATGAATATGCATAACCATTTGGTGAGAAACCTCTAACAGTATCAGTAATTTCATGAGGTAAAGCTGTTGACCTTGCCTTAGTCCAAACCATCCCCCCTTTGGTAGCTAAGTCAATACCGTTGGTAATTGTTTGGCTAACACTTTTCCCATCGTAGACATAAGTAGAAAACACATCTTCCACATAAACGCTATCAGTAGCCGCAGCAGCGCCAGCAGCAGCCGTTATGATGTCACGGACTGACATTATTTACTGTCCTTTCCGACTGCAAAGGCTCTCCAAGTAGTGCCGCCGTCAATCGTATAGAATGCAAGAATGTCTGTGCCAGTAACCGTCCAAGTTGGCTGAGTGCCACTTACCCACTTAACGCCTGACCACCAAGTTACAGCAGTGCCAGGATTAGTTAGCTCAAGGATAAATGCGCCAACAGTTCCAGAAGCAGGAACATTAGACACTGTGAATGTAGTAGAGGCACTGATTGTCTTTGTGAAATAGTTGCCAGTAGCTAGATCAATGTTACTTGCCGCTACAGCAACTCTAGTCTCTCTATGACCTGTAGAAACAGCAGTGGTCAAAGTCTTACCAGAGAGCGTCTGAGTATCACTAGTGCCAACTACAGTTCCACTTGGCGCAGTCTTAGTCGCCCAGGTGTCTAAGTCAGCGTCCCAGGCTTGAACATTAGTGCCAATAGCAAGACCCGTAATGTTACCAGCGTTATCCATTTGCACAGTTCTGGATGCAGCAAGTGTAATGAAGATGTCCTTGGTTCCCGCACTGAAGTTAACAGCGGAACCTGAGTTAGACGAAGAGTAAATAGTAGTTCTGGTTATCGTGTTTGCAGAACTATAAGTACCCAAGCCAACTTCCCATTCAGAAGCGGCTTGGTGTTGTATTGCGTAATAGAAGGTGTCGCTAGTTGACGCTACGTTACTAAACGTATTGTAACCAGAGGGCGCACTACCGCTCACGGTAAACGCGCCAGTTCCTGTTGAAGTTGTGGTATCCCTTACGCGGTCAGCGGTAATATGAGCCATACGTATCCCCTAAATTAGCCGTGAGTAATCGATCCGCTAGTCAGGGTTACAGTTTGACCCGAAGTAACAGCAGTAGAGCTAATGATGATGTCGGCGCTCGATGTGCCTACAGTTAAACCTGAGGCAACTACAGTTCCTGAGCTATCCTCAAGGCGCGCACTGTTGGCGGTCCCTGTAGCATCAGCAACGTCAGAGAGTGGAAGACCTGAGAACGTAAGGACACCAGTCGATACAGTTCCTACTGGATTATTGAGAACGATTGTTGCTAGGGCAGTCGTAATAGAACCACCAGCAGAACCAGAAGAACCAATAACTAATTTTGCGCCATTACCAAGTGCGGTAACAACAGCGGAAAGACGGGTGTTTTTTACAGTCGTGGAGTATGTAACAGCCATAAATAAAATTCCTATTAGAAACCATATGCCACAGCTACAAGGTCGTACTTGTCAGCCGCAGAGTCATAAATAAATCCAAGTTTATCGGTTTTGTTTGCTGAAGTAGACGGGTCAATATTTGGAATATATGTGCCGTAACGTACTTTAGCAGGGAGAGTGAAACTACGGTTACCTGTAGCGTCTTGCTTAATTTCTAGAACATACTTGGCCCCGTTACGTCCTCCAGTAAATGTAAAGGTCGTTGGTGTGCCAGTAAGTGTAATGCGATGGGTTAAGGCTAAGTTCCAGTTAATAGTTACTGAAGAAGCCCATGTGTTTGTTTGAACAGCATACTCATCTAATAGAGCGTTACTTGCTGTAGTAAGAGCTGTAATCTCTGCTGATAAACCAGGGACTACATCAGGAGTAGGATTTGTATAATAGAATGAAGAATTACCACCCATAGAAAGGTCCTATATAGTTTGGAGAACTATCGTATGCAGTGGAGATAGATGCGTTCTGGATTTCATCTTGAAGCGCCATCTGCTGTATTTGATCTGCAATTTGCTGATAGCTTGCTTCATAAAGCTGCTTACGGTCGTCTAGAAAGTAGTCACAAGCGTAAGATAATGCGGCATATATCAATAGAGTTGGTGCTATCTCAGTTATCCAATTAGTATCTGCATCTGCACTAAGAGCATCTGCATTCACATAATAATGAAAATATATGAGTGTGTTATCTGGTGGGTAAGGGCCTACAGAAATAGTAGAGCCTTCTCTGTAGTAATACCTTGGTATCCCTGGTATCTGAGAGTAATCGAGAATTGTCTGTAAGTCTGCTCTTACTAACTTCTTGTGTTGCGTAACGTCATTAGTGTGCAGACTGATTACTTCAAGTAAATCACCTGGGATCTGAAAGTTAGCTGTTCCATCAGTCTGTACAGCTATAAGCTTCTCCATAGCGGGGACACGTAGTTCACGTTGGATACGCTGGATAGCGAAACCCATAAACGTGTTAACGAGAGAGGAAGTAATGTCCCTACGATTTAAAAGTCCTAAGAATTGGTTTTTTACATCAACGTAAGCCATTACGTCCTATATCCTTTTAGATACGTTTAGTAGTCGTTAGGAAAGCATCTAGGTGTTCAGCTTTAAGCTTCGTTACAATCTCAGAAGCCTTGACGTTCTTGTCCCAGATGTTGAAACCTTCACGCATCCACTTTTCGACAACTACAGTTGGAATAGATGCTACTCGGTGGAAGTCACCCATACGGTTACCTTCAGTTGCATCTCTGCTTGACTTAAGTCTGTCTAGGAATGACTGAGGTATCTTTTGCTGGTTCTTAATTACGAGAGCGTTATCGCTATCATTTTCAAATGTAATATCTGGATTAATTAATTCTGATGTCATGTGTTTCTTGCGGTAAACGAGGGAACCGAAGTTCCCCCGCTGTTATCAATACTTACTAGGCAGCTTTACGGATGATGCCCGAAGCGCCCCAATGCTTGTGCTTGAGGGAGAACTCTCCGACAATCATTTGGCGTTCTGCGTCACCTACTGTCGCTAATGGTGTGCGCGTCCAAGGACGAAGCGTCATAAGCTTCCACATGTCTGGATCGAAGATCAGATGGTCAGCAGCAGCCTGGAAGCGATTAAGGATAATCTTCACTTCACCAAATGGTGACAGATAGAGATCCACAACGTTCACAATGCGACGAGCAGCTTCTGCATCAGCATTATCGGCAAAGCGATAACGACCAGTAGCAGCAGCGAAACCAGCAATGTTCAATGCTTCAGCAGGAGGTATCATCACGAACTTAGGTTCTGCACCATTCGTGAAGAGTGTCTGAAGGACAGACGTAAGGTTTGCTTCAGACATAGCGGTAGACGTACCACCAGTCTTCGTTAGAAGAGCAGCGCCATACGTTGACGTGTCGAGCTGTGACTGGAATGCAGCAAGCTTACGTGGAACAGCAGCAGAACCAGAGCCACCAGACGTATTACCAATGGAGGTCAAGAGATTGTTAGCAGCGTTCTGTCCACCAGTGCCAGCCTGAGAGTTCGTCAGGAAGTACTCTAGGTCGCGCTTTAATTCGGCTGCGGCCTTGGCGAGTTGGTCATTTTTTGTTCAGTAAGAGTCGTTAGTTCTTACCCGTCATAAGACAGCTTATAGTTTCCTATAAGATCAGACTATATCATCACCCATTTCTGGGGCCATGCGCTTCCCTACACTTGTAGGTACGAGCTTTCGCTCTAGTCGTTGCACCTTGCTCTTTCGAGCCTTGGCTCAGGATTGTCCTCGACTTTACGTTAGGAGTTTCCCTGAGTTCACATGGTTTATACTGCGCTACCAAATTCTCAACGCAGTTTCCTTAGCTCGACCATAACGCTGAATGCGGTCAGTCGTGTTAGCAACTTTAATGTTCTTCTGGAGGATCTGCGTGTAGTTGGTACGCAGCGTCGTAGCAGTTAGCGTAGCATCAGAAGCATCGAAACCATCGTACTGATAGTTCGTCGTGTTTACTGCTGCAAGCGCGTCTTCCTGCCACTGGAAGATTACGTTATTGACTGACTCTTTGCCAATCATTGATTGAAAAGGTGTCGTAGTAGGTGAAATCGTGGTAATAATATCGCTGACATCTTCAGCTTTACCTACGACTTCGTAGGCGGTATAAGTAGCCATTATAAATTAATTCCTATAAAAAGATTAAGAGTTTTCCCATCTGGACAGAAAAGCTTCAGCAGCATCATCGACATGTCCAGTTTCTCTTGCCCTCTTAAAGGCATCTGTCTTCTGACTTGTCTTTGATTTCTTAATGGTCTCATCAGGTGTTCCCTTGATGATACGCTTAGGTGTCTTATCCACCTTCTTCGTCTTAGTAACTGCCGTCTTCCCTTTTTGATATTGCATAGCCATATGCAGTATCTTAAACGCCGTAGGGTCAACCATATCGTTGACTACCTGTTCATTCATTCCACTATCAACAGCAAAGCGACGAATGTCGTTGTAGAGTTGTTCGTTCCAGCCGGGTATTCCGGTCTTAGGGTCTGTTAGGACCTTTATGGCTTCTTTTGCTGCAACCATTAGTTGCTGTTGTCGCTGTTCATTCGCCTGACGTAATACACCATCAAGTTCAGTCTCCAGATAGCGGACATTATCAAATGCTTTCTGTGCCGCGTCTGAGAGAGCTGCTAACTCATCTGATGAAACATTAGGGTCTTTAGTTAGCGCAAGGAAATTTATGTTAGCGTAAGGGGCTGCTTGTTCCTGAGCACGTTTAAGTAGATTTTCGAGACCAGCCACATACTTCTGACCACTCTCTTCTGCTCGTTGCTTTATCTGTGCAGCTTCTTGGGATTTACGTGTTAGAGATGCTTCTTGTCCGTAGAGACGCTTAAGGTCTTTGATAGATGCGGTTACTTCCTGACCATCTACCTTTATTTTAACTAAGGCATCCTCTGACTCAATAACAGTAGGCTTCTTA